AGACTGGTTCTCACCTGAAGGCTCCTCAACCCCAAGGTGGTGCTCGCAAGGACTCTTTCTGCGCTCGCATGAGTGGCGTGGTGGAGCACTCTAAGGGTGATGCGCCAAGGGCAAAGGCATCGTTGAAACGCTGGGACTGCCCCGGCTGGTAACCAAGGAAAAAAGACACCATGGCGTACTCAGGAACAGTTGGTCAAACAGTCATCAACGTGCAAACGCTGATCGACCATGGCGCTCGTCGTTGCGGCAAGCTGGCTGAAGAACTGACTTCTGAGCAACAGCTATCCGCTCGTGAGAGTTTGTACTTCTTGTTGTCCAATCTTGCCAATCGAGGCATCCAATATTGGGCAATCAACAAGGAAGTCATCGGTCTTACTGCTGATAAGTACATCTACACCCTGCCAGATGGGGCTGTAGACGTGCTCAACGCTCTGTACAGACGCATGAACCGCCCCACACCGCCCACAGATGCAGGCTACAACGCAAGCTCTGGAGTGGCTTATTACGCTTTTGATGGCAGTGTTGACACCAAGTGTGTGCAAGACTCGCCAAATGGCAACATTGGTATCGACTACGGTGACGGATACACCAATTACATCGGTTCAATCGGTGTTTTGGCTGGCACTTCAGGCGATTTCAACGTCGTTTTTGAGTATTCAGTCGATGGAATTACTTGGAATACCCTCCAAACCACTGGCGTGACCACTTGGGTGGACAACCAATGGTATTGGTACGACATTGTTAACGGTCAAACCGTGCAGTATTACCGCATGCGAGAGACTGGCGGCAACACTTTGAGTGTGCGAGAGCTTTATTTTGGCAACAACAGCACTGAAATCACCATGGCTCGACTGAACCGTGACGATTACACCAACTTACCAAACAAAAACTTCACTGCCAACCAACCTTTCCAGTATTGGTTTGACAGAACCATCCCAAATCCCTCGATGTACCTTTGGCCCGTCCCTAGCGACACGTTTGTGCAGATGGTGGTTTGGTATTCACGCCAAATCATGGACGTTGGGGCGCTCACGGATGAGCTTGAGATTCCTCAGCGTTGGTACGAGGCTACGGTTTCGATGCTGGCTCATAGGATGAGCTTGGAGTTGCCAAGCATTGATGTAAATCGTATTGCATACCTTGAAAAGATGGCGGATAAGTTCCTCTACGACGCCGAACAGGAAGAGCGAGACAAGTCGCCGATTTACTACGCCCCGAACATAAGTCCGTACACACGATGACTGCGCAAGTTTATTGGATCAGAGCAACACATCATTCAGACGTCACTTTGGATGGTTATGTTGGCGTGTCCAAAAACGCACAAAGAATATGGTTATATGGACACAATTATGCGCACCGAAAAGGTCGCCACGACAATCCTTTGCTTGCAAATGCAATCTCAAAATATGGCTGGGATAATTTAATTAAGACAGTCATTGTTATTGCTGACGAAGAGTATTGCTACAACCTTGAGCGCAAGCTACGACCAACAGAAAAGATTGGTTGGAATATTATGATTGGAGGAGGCAAGCCACCAATTTCAAAAGCTCGTGGTGAAAATTACATCAGCCCTCTTAAAGGTGTGCCACGTCCAACGCCATGGTTAATTGGAAAAGAAAAGCCTATGCCAAAAGATTTTTTTAGCAAAGGTGGGAAAGCTGGCAAAGGCAGAAAACAAACTCCTGAGCAAGTTGCCAAACGTGTAGCATCACGAAAAGCCACACTGGCTTCACAAGGAAGGACTGTCTGATGCCTAAATTTCTCGACACGCTGGGAAATTCGGACATTGCAATCGCAATATGCGATAGGTGCAAGATGAAACGTGCGCACTCGGTGATGAGGTCAGACCCGAACTTCCCCGGCTTGCAGGTGTGTGACGAAGGCTGTGCCGACCAGTTTGACCCCTATCGTCTGCCTGCTCGTAAGACCGAGCGCATCACCATTCGCTTCCCTCGCCCAGACTTGGACATCGCTGTTCAGAATAACCAATTGGTGACTGGTGGCTACGGTGCGTACATCATCTCCACCCAAAGCAGTGGCGAAGATCCGCAGGACAATGGCAACTTAGACGAAATCATCCAGAACCCCTGAAATGTCACAAGTCCAAACCACGATCACCAATCTGCCTCAGGCTGGGCCAATTCAGGGCACAGAGGCAGTACCTATCGTCCAAAATGGGGTCACCAAGCAGACCACCACAGCGGCAATAGCGGCGGCTCCCTCGCAGTTTCAGACGTTCCTGACGCTGAACCAAGAATCTACCCTTCCAAACAGTCGATACCTGTCCACAGGGACGGGTTTGGGGCTTGTGGATGGTGGCGCTCAGTCCTACTATCGAATCACCCTGAATGGCGCTTCTGGAAGCCTTGAGAGTCTCGGCAATGGGTTTGTGGTCAAAGACAGCGGCAACAGCGTCATCAATCGCACGATTCAGGTGTCTGGCAACGGCTTGGCGATCACTGATGGTGATGGCGTAGCAGGCAACCCAATCATTTCGTTGGATGGTCTCTCAGCCTCGTTGGCAGGCATGTCTGGCTCTGGGTTGGTGGCAGTCCTTGGTGGGGCTACGGTAACGCCACGCTCTATCCTTGGAGTTGCAGATCAAACCTCGGTGACCAATGGGAATGCGTTTGCTGGGAATCCCACGATAGGGTTGGCGGACAACGCAATATTGCCGGGCACTGGCTCGGTGACCATTCCCCAAGGCACAAGCGCCCAACAACCCGCTGGCTCTGGTGGTCAGTTCAGGTTTAACACCGACACTCAAACCTTTGATGGCTACGCCTCAGGCTCTTGGAAACAGTTCTCCTTGGCTGGCGGCGTCACGTCTTTCAGTGGCGCAGGAACTGGTTTAACCCCCAACACCCCAACCTCAGGCGCAATCACGCTTGGTGGCGTCTTGAACGTGGACTACGGCGGTACTGGAGCCGTCACCCTTACTGGCTACGTCAAGGGCAATGGCACAAGCGCCATGACCGCTTCGACTACTGTTCCCACCACGGACTTGTCTGGCACTGTCACCAACGCCCAATTGGCAAACAGCGCCATCACAATCAACGGATCTTCTGTCAGCTTGGGTGGCTCAGTTACCGTGACAGCCACAGCCTCCAATGCCTTGACCATAAGCACAGGCTTGATTGGCACGAGCTATGACGGATCTGCTCCTGTAACGATTGCGATTGACTCAACTGTTGCCACTTTGTCTGGAACTCAAACCCTGACAAACAAGTCAATCAGCGGCTCGACCAATACGTTTACCAACATTCCCAACAGTGCATTGACAAACTCGTCAGTGACGATTGGATCAACCAATGTGTCCTTGGGTGGAACTGTCACCACCTTGGCTGGACTGACATCCATCACGTTGACGCAAGATCCTGTATCTGATTTGCAGGTGGCGACCAAGCAGTATGTGGATTCAATTGCGTCTGGTCTGAACTATCACCAACCAGTCAACTACGCATCAACTTCCGCCCTGCCTGCCTACACCTACAACAACGGCGCATCAGGTGTTGGGGCAACCATTACAGCGAATGCCAATGGCGCTTTGTCTTTTGGTGGAGGCTCTCCAACCGCAACTCAAAGGCTTTTGGTCAAGGATGAGGTTGGCGCAAACCAAGCCTACAACGGTGTCTATGTGGTAACCAGCGCAGGTAGTGCAGGCTCACCGTTTATTTTGACTCGTGCCACTGACTACGACACCAGTGGCGCAGGAACAAACGAGATTGATGCTGGTGACTATGTGTTGGTCATCTCGGGAACAAACGCATCCACCGCATGGGTTCAACAGACACCTTTGCCTATCGTGGTTGGAACGACAGCCCTTGTGTTCCTGCAATTTAATGCACCAATCACCTACACTGCTGGTACTGGCTTAAATTTATCGCCTGCGACCACGTTCAACATATCCAACACTGGGGTAACTGCGGCGTCATACGGCTCTGCATCCTCAGTGGCAACTTTCACTGTAAATGCTCAAGGGCAACTGACCACAGCGGCAACTACCTCAATTGCCATCAACGGCAACCAGATTACCTCTGGAACTGTTGGGTCAAGCTACATAAGTGGCTCCTACACTGGAATCACAGGTGTTGGCACGTTAACAGCAGGTACATGGAATGCAACGACTATTGGTGTTGGATACGGTGGAACAGCGATAACTTCCTACGCTGTTGGCGACATTCTTTACGCATCAGCAACATCAACTTTGAGTAAACTTGCCCTTGGTACACAAGGTCAGGTTTTAACAGCAGGAGCTTCTGGGCCTACATGGTCTGGGATTGCTGGCGGAACTTTCTAAGGATACGAAATGGCACAAACAAACTACACCCCAATTTCGCTGTATTACAGCACCACCGCATCTGCTGTTCCAACAAATACAAACTTGGTCAATGGCGAGTTGGCTATCAACATTACTGATGGAAAGTTGTACTATAAGAACAACTCAGGTGTAGTGACACTGTTGGCATCAACATCGGGTTCATTAGGTAATGTGGTTGGGCCAGCATCAGCCACAGATACAGCAGTTGCTTTGTTTGACGGCACAACAGGTAAGCTGATCAAAAATTCAGTTGTGACGATTGGGTCAACTGGCAACACAATCATTTCTGGTACGGACAATACCAATGCAATGTTGCGTATTACTCAGCTTGGTACTGGCAATGCGCTATTGGTTGAGGACAGCACCAATCCTGACGCAACACCATTTGTGATTGATGCAAATGGTAAAGTCGTTTCAGGGAATACCACAGCTTATATCGCAACCTCAGGCCTAATCCCCCAAATTGCTTCTGTTGGAAACACTAACGGCACGGCATCTATGGGAATTGGTAGATTTAGCGCCGATGTAAGTCAAGGATTTTATGTATTTACAAAATCAAGAAGCGCAACACTTGGAACTTTAGGAAGTATTGTTTCTAGTGGTGATGCTATTGGCACTTTGTTGTGGACTGCGGATGACGGAACTGCCGCAATACAAGCGGCCTCCATTACAGCCGCAGTAGACGGAACGCCCGGCACAAACGATATGCCCGGTCGTTTGGTGTTCAGCACAACTGCTGATGGTGCGAGTACACCTACTGAGCGTATGCGAATCAACAATGCGGGTGAAGTTGGTGTTGGTGCGGCTTCGGTTACTGGATATTCTTTATATGTTGCCAAAGCTATCACTGGTGGCAC